ACTTCAGGTCAAACTGCATTTGCGGTTGGTTCGGCACCATTCAGTAGCGAACCTACAAATACAGATAGTCCATACTATAGACTATACTCTAGAAAATACACATTATTTGTGGCTGGAGGTTTCGATGGTTGGGATATCTACAGAGAATATAGAACAAACGGAGACAGATTCGTGTTAGGTCAATCAGGTTACTTGGCAGGAGCTTGTGCTGACGATAGATACACAAATGCGACAGGTAATGGTTTATTCTCAAGAATAACTGTAGGTGATGATTCAAATGATTGGGCGAACACTGACTACTACGCATATCTATTAGGTCAAAAAACATTCTCTAACCCTGAGGCGGTAAACATCAACGTGTTTGTAACACCAGGTATTGATTATGTTAACAATAGTAACTTAATTGAAGCAGCAGTTGATATGGTTGAAAATGATAGAGCAGACTCGTTATACGTTTGTACAACACCTGACTTTAATATGTTTGTACCTACAACTACAAACCAAGAAGATTTCATCTACCCAACTGAAGCGGTTGATAACTTGGAACAAACAGGTATTGACTCTAACTACACCGCAACTTACTACCCTTGGGTATTAACTCGTGATACTGTTAATAACACTCAGATTTACATTCCAGCAACTGCTGAAGTGACAAGAAACTTAGCGTTAACAGATAATATCGCATTCCCTTGGTTCGCATCAGCGGGTTACACAAGAGGTTTAGTAAACGCAATTAAAGCGAGACGTAAACTGACTCAAGAAGATAGAGATACTCTTTATGTTGGTAGAATTAACCCAATCGCAACCTTCTCAGATGTGGGAACTGTAATTTGGGGTAACAAAACTTTACAAGTTAGAGAATCTGCACTTGACAGAATCAACGTAAGAAGATTATTGTTACAAGCTCGTAAATTAATTTCAGCAGTAGCAGTAAGATTGTTATTCGAACAAAATGACGAGAAAGTAAGACAAGACTTCTTAGATTCAGTTAACCCTATCTTAGATGCAATCAGAAGAGACAGAGGTTTATACGATTTCCGTGTAACAGTTTCGTCTTCAACTGAAGATTTAGATAAAAACCAATTAGTAGGTAAGATTTATATCAAACCAACTAAAGCATTAGAATTCATCGATATTGAGTTCTTGATTACACCAACAGGTGCATCATTTGACAATATCTAATACTTATAAATGGTGGGGAGTAATCCCCACCTTTAGCCTTTAAATTAAAATATGAAAAGAATAATAAACGAAGGATTTACTCAAGAAGGAACACCAGATTTAAAGTATTACGCTTTTGATTGGGACGATAACATTGCAACAATGCCGACTAGAATTATGTTAAAGGATAGTAACGGTGATGAAGTTGGGATGACCACTGAGGATTTCGCACAATATAGGACTCAAATTGGTAAAGAAGAGTTTGAGTATGATGGTAAAACTATTGTGGGTTTTGCGGAAAATCCATTTAGAAATTTTAGAACTGAAGGTGACAAATCATTTTTAGTTGACGCTATGTTAGCAAAAACAGGACCTGCTTGGGATGATTTTGTAGAGGCAATTAACAACGGTTCGATTTTTTCGATAATAACTGCGAGGGGACACAACCCAAACACTTTAAAAGAGGCGGTTTATAACTATATTATTTCAGGTTTCAACGGAATAGACAAAAAAGAACTTGTTAAAAATCTAAGAAAATTCAGAAATTTTGCAGATGAAGAGGATTTAAATGATATGGACTTAATTAAGACGTATCTTGATTTATGTAGATTTTATCCTGTATCTTTTGGGACAGGCGCGGAAGCAAATCCTGAAGAGGAGAAAGTAAAGGCTTTAAAAGAGTTTGTGAACTATATTAAAGGACTTTCTCACGAGTTAAACAAAAAGGCGTACCTTAAAAATAACGTGAAGAATTTCTTTTTACCAACAATAGGTTTTTCAGATGATGATGTTAGAAATGTGGAAGCAATTAAGAAACATTTTGAGGATGACCCAGATAACATTATTCAAACATATTCTACATCTGGAGGTAAAAAAACTAAATATTAATAAGAAATTAAATAATTTATAATAATTAACTAGTTATAAGTAATTCTAGTATAAGAGTAAAAAATAAAAAACAAAAAGTAAATACAAGAATTTTGAAGTTTGGAGTATTTATATAATATAAAATAAAAAAAAATTTAAAAAGAAAATATTATGGCTGATTTATTGATGAAAATGCCGATACCGTATGAACCAAAAAGAATGAACCGATTCATTCTTAGGTTTCCATCTACATTAGGTATTAACGAATGGTTCGTAGAATCAACTTCTAGACCACACATTAAAATTAATTCTACTGAAATTCAATTCTTAAATACGTCAACATATGTTGCAGGTAGATTTACTTGGGACCCAATTAGTGTTAAATTTAGAGACCCTATTGGACCTTCAGCGGCTCAGGCTCTAATGGAATGGGTTCGTCTACACGCAGAATCAGTTACAGGTCGTATGGGTTATGCTGCGGGTTACAAGAAAAATGTTGACCTTGAAATGTTAGACCCAACAGGAGTAGTTGTTGAGAAATGGATTTTAGAAGGTACTTTCTTAACTGACGTGAGTTTTGGAGAGTTGGCTTATTCTAATGATGGTATCGCTCAAATTACCGCATCACTTCGTATGGACAGATGTATCTTGGTATACTAATACTATTGATAAAAAAAACACTTTAATTATATTTAACCGTAGGGACTCTATAAACTCTCTACGGTTATTTTTTTATTATGGATACAACACAACAATACGCTCAACAAAATTTTAGTTTACCACACGATGTGGTAAAATTACCTTCAGGTGGATTATTTTACAAATCAAAGAAAAAATCAATTAAGGTTGGTTATTTAACTGCCGCTGACGAAAATTTACTATTGGCTGGTTCTGATATGCCTAAAGATGGTATTATTATGTCTTTATTGAGAAGTAAAATTTACGAACCTGATATTAGACCTGATGAATTACTACAAGGTGATATTCAAGCAATATTAATTTTTTTAAGAAATACTGCATTTGGCACTGAATACACATTAACTATAAATGACCCTGAAACTGGTAAACCGTTTGAATCCACAATTAGTTTAGAAGAATTGTTTATTAGAAAAACGGATGTTCAACCAAATGAAGACGGTACATTTACAACAATATTACCAAAATCTAACTTAAGTGTTAAACTAAAACCTTTATCTTACGGTGAATTAAATGAATTAGACAAAATGGCTGAATCATATCCTGCAGGTAGAGTTGCACCAAAACAAACTTGGAAGTTAAATAAAATGGTTGTTGAGGTTGATGGGAATAGAGATTCGGGACATATTGTACAAGTAGTAGAATCGTTACCAATCGCAGATGCAAAATATATAAGAAGATTTATTGAAGAAAATGAACCTTCGTTAGACTTAACAAAAAAAATATTCGCCCCGTCAGGAAAAGAGCTCACCATTGGTGTAAGCTTTGGGGTGGAGTTTTTTCGGCCTTTCTTCTAATTACCGAGAAGTACAATCTTGGGAATATTTTATCTGTACAAGACACTTAAATGTTTCTTATACAGATTTTATGAATATGCCAATCTACCTAAGAAGATATATCATTGACCAACTAGTTAAGGAAAAAAATCCTGATGAAAACTAATGTGTTGGTATTTATATAATAAATAAAACAACACTATGCTATTTCAACAAACACCACCTGCAGATGACGCAGGTAAAACCACCAAAGACTCGTTCAAGTTAGGGGAAACACTTGCTGGAGCGGTAGATGTTTTAGGTGTTTTTAATTCAAATATATTAATATCAAAAACTAGTTTAGAGTCGGTATTATCCACATTTGAAAAAATGGAAGACCAAGTAGGTCGTTTAGCAACTACTTTTGGTGGTACAAGAGACTTATCCCAATCAATTAAAGAAGCGATAGCAGGAGCTATTCCAAGTGTTACAGAACTTGGAGGGGGGATTCAGAATGTTTTAGACATCCAAAAAGGTGTTGTTTCCGCTTTAGATACCCAAGTTATTTTATCAAAAGATGCGTACGCTGAGTTATTTGCCGTAGGTGAATTAGTTAGTGATGGAACCAAGACTTCATCACAAACTGCTGAAGAAATGACCCGAAAATTTGTTGACGCAGGTTATGGTCTGTATAACATAGGTGGTGAAATGACTAAAGTATTAAATACCGCTAGAGAAGTCGGTGTTAGTGCGTCTGCAACTTACACTCAATTAAGTAAGAGTATTGA